ATTTTAAAATAAGTGGCATTATTAATGGTAATATATACATCCTTCATGCATCTTTTATTTCCTGACTCATACCATCTGATACAATAAAGAGGATAGTTCCTATTAAAACATTCATTTAGTAGAGAAGAGAATTGAAGAGGGTTATCACCCACTGTATAGTTTAGGTTTTATAGAAATAAAGAAGCAGTATTTAACCCAAGGAGTAAATGGGTTTAATGAACTGTTAGAAACTGCAGGTTTTGATCCTCTATCTGAAGAGGGAGTAAATTTCGGGAAAGAATGTTTAAAAGCTGTAAATAGAGTCAATAATGCTTTAGGTAAAAAGTTTGAAGTTGCAGTTAATGTGGAACAAATACCTGCTGAAAATACTTCTATTAAGTTGGCTAACAAAGATAAAGTTTTAGGTTATAATGACAGATACACATTTTATTCTAATCAGTTTATACCATTAATTACTGAGGCTGATATCCTTGATAGAATTAGACTTCAAGGATTATATGATGAACAATTAAGTGGAGGATCAATATGCCATTTAAATGTTGAAACTAGACTAGAAGATAAGGAAAAGTTGAAGAGTCTAATAAAGTCTGTTGCTAAACAGGGAGTAAGATACACAGGAGTTAATTATAATTTACAAGAATGTACAGCAGGACATATTTCAGTAGGTAAAAAAGATGTATGCGAGTGCGGAAGTAAGATAGAAAATAACTATACGAGAGTGGTCGGGTTTCTTACGAATACTAAACATTGGGCGAAAGAAAGAAGAAAAGAAGATTATCCAAATAGAAAGTTTTACAAGGAGTAATATGAATATTTTAACTACGCAATACGATTTAGAAAGATATAGTATAGATATATTTTTAGCAGGGTGTAAAGGTAATCCTCATTGTAAGAATTGTTATAACCCAGAATCTTGGGATTTTTCAAAAGGTATTTTGTTGAATAACACCTTTTATGATAGTATAAGAGAAAAGGTTAACACCTATCCTAACATTATAACAAAGTTTTCTATATTAGGAGGAGAACCGTTAGACCAAGAATTGTATGAACTTTCGGCTTTTATCCATAAACTAAAGACTTTTGATAGAGAAGTTTGGGTTTATACCCGATATGCTTTAAAGGATATACCTAAAATTTTGTTAGAAAAAGCAGACTATATAAAATGCGGAAGATATTTAGAAGAATTTAAAGCAGATAACTATATTCAGTACGGAGTTAAGTTAGCCACAACAAATCAGAAAATATATAAAAAAGGAGTAGATTACTAATGTCAGAATTAACAACAACTAAGAATTTTAGAGTAGAGGATATTACTCATAAACCAAAACAAGAACCTACAAGAATAAGGGGTTTTGAAAAAGTGTCTAGGGGAAGATTTAGAAAGAATGATTTTGAGCCTTTATTACCATTAAGAGGGTCTATAAAATCAGCAGGATATGATTTTTTTGTTCCTCACGATGTTGAAATAGAACCTAATAAACAAATTACTATCTGGACAGATATTAAGGCTTACATGAAAGATGGAGAATATTTAGCTTTATATCCACGAAGTTCTGTTGGAATAAAACTAGAATTAAGATTAGCTAACACTGTTGGAATAATAGATAGTGATTATTATAACAACGAAAATAATGAGGGTAACATCGGAATATGTATAAGAAATTGTGGGGAGAAATCTGTTAATTTATCAAGGGGAGATAGAATAGCACAAGGCATATTTCAACCATTTTTAGTTTCTGATAATGGTAACTCTGGGGAAGAAAGAAAAGGCGGAATAGGATCTACGGGAGAGTAATAATATGAAAAAATGTGTAGTTATAATTAACGGTCCTGCTGAACATGGTAAAGATACTTTTATTAAGTTCTGTGAGGAAAAAGCTAATATTATGAACATTAGTTCAGTCGACAAAGTAAAAGAAGTTGCACAGATCTTAGGTTGTGTGGAGAAAAAAGAAAAAGATAGAAAATTTCTAAGTGAATTAAAAACTTTGGCTGATGATTATTATGATCATTCGTTTAAGTATTTAAAATCTATCTATGACTTTTTTATGGATTCTTCAAAATGTGAATGTGAAATTCTCTTTATACATATAAGAGAGGTAAACAAAATTGAGAGAGTTAAAAAAGCTTTTGGGGCAATAACTGTTTTTGTTTTAGATCCAAATAAAGATTTAATAATAAGTAATAATTCAGATCGAGAAACAGTGGGTTCTACTTATGAATATGATTATAATGTTTTCAATAAAGGATCTTTAGAAGATTTAAAGAGATTAGGTCATAACTTTGTAGAGTATGTAAGAACATTTAACTAATACATTTGAGGGTATTTGTCATAATACCCTCTTTTTAGTATAATAGAAGTATAAATATACTATAGGAGGTATTATAATGTTCCCTTATTTAAAAGAGGCGGTAGAAAAGCATATAGTTAGTTACTGTGGTAACGTACAAGGTGGAAGGGAAAGAATATTAAATTTTATTAGAAGTAATTTATCAAAAAAAGAAAAGATAGAAGAATTGAAAAAAGAGTATGGAACAGGTGGAAGTAGTGTAACTATTGCCGTTTATGATGAAGGTTTTGCCGATTGGGATAGTCAAGGGATGAAATATAGATTTTATGATTTAAAAACAAAAGAAGAAGAGAGAAGTATATTTTTTACTTGGAATCAAGTTTTAGATTTATTTGAAGAGAGGTATTTAAATGATAATTAAGGATAACGATAATTTTATTGTAGAAGAAACAGGAGAAATTATAGAGCCTAAATATCAAGATTGGACTTATGAAGAGTATAAAAAAGCAAATATAAAATGGATTGAGCCTATGACAGCAAAAGAAGAAGAGCGGGAAGAAAAGTTAGAAGAAATGTTTAACAGTAAAGACTATTACGCAGAATTAAAATTAGACGGCACAAGAGCCACAGTTCATTTTAATAAGGACTGTACTAGAGTTTTTAGTAGAAGAGTTAGTAAAAAAACAAACTGGTTTTGTGAAAACACGGATTCGTTACCTCAATTGCAGGAAGTTATTCCAGAATTAATAGGTACTGTAATAGATGGCGAATTAATGATTCCTAACAGACCTTTTAAAGATATAGCAAGTGTTATGAACTGTAAATGGGATAAAGCTATTGAAAGACAGATTGAATTAGGATTTGCTGTATTCAATGCTTTTGATGTTATTTATTATAAAGGTGTGTATGTTGCTCGTATGCCTTTATGGAGAAGAAAAGAATTACTAAATAAGCTTTTATACAAGGTTAATAATTATTTTGAAGATGTTCATTATTTTGACGAGGTTATAGTTTTTAATACTTCCGATCATGCTCAAAAAGAATTTAATAAAAAAGAATATTATGAGTATGTAGTAAAAAATGGCGAAGAAGGAATAATGTTAAAACATAAAGAAGGTAAATACTATCATAAAAGGGGAAGAGAATACACTAAGGTTAAAAAGTTTTTAACTAAAGATGTAGTCATTTTAGGATTTACAGATCCTACTCCAGAGTATGAAGGGAAATTCCCTACACCAGAAAAGTGGAATTATTGGATAGATTGTAATTTTAATGACAAAAAATATAATACTTCCGATCCTCACCAATTGGCTGAAGTTAAAAAAATCAAAACCTGTAAACCTATTTCAAAATATTATTATGAAGATTGGGTAGGAAATATAAGATTTGGAGTCATTATAACTAAGAAAGAAAAAGAGGAACTGCTGAAAAGTAAAAAAGCGAAAGAGTTTAAATTTGTTCAAGTATATGGAGAAGAGTTTTTAGAGGTTGGAGAATGTTCTGGTTTTGATGAAGAAATGAGAAAACATCTTAGTGATAATAAAGAAGATTATATAGGCACTACGATAGAAATACTTGCTAATGAAATGTTTTTAGACACAGGAAAGTTAAGACACCCTAGATTTTCTAGGATTAGAGAAGATAAAGCACCAGAGAAATGTACTTGGGAAGATCATATAAACCCTTAATTATAATTCGTACCTTAATTGTTATAGGCTACTTATGTATGATAATATTATACATAGGTAGCTTATTTTTTTATAATTAAGGAGGTATTGAATGTTAAGGGATAGATTAGAAAAAATTAAAAGAGAATTATCGAGGTTCTTAAAAAGCACATCTATTTCTATATACGCATCCAGAATCCCTACAACGGAGTTAGTAAACAAAGTTGTATCTTTTTGTGAATTATACTCAGGTATAGTTTTTTATCCTTATCAAGAACAATTTGGACGAAGAGTAGCAAGATCTATTTTAGAAAATGATGGGGAAGAATTAACTGCTCTCTTCTCAAGACAGTGTATAATGAAAGGGTCTATGATCCATACTAGATCGGGTGAAATAAAGAAAATTGAAGAAGTAGAAGGTGCAATAAATACCTTCAAAGAGAAAGAAGTTTTTGAGATTAAAGCTAAAGGTGGCTATAAAGTTTATGCTACTGCTGAACATCCTATTCACACTAATAGAGGTTGGGTAAATGTAGTTGATTTAAAAGTTGGGGATAAAGTTTCAGTTTTACATTCGTGGAATAAGTTTGGCGACGGAATAATACCTTATTCTTTTGAAAGGTATGTAAATATTCATAGCACAGAGAATATAACAGGGAAATATACTATGAATGAAGAATTAGCTGAATTAGTAGGGTGGTTAACTTCGGATGGAAGTTTTAATCAAGGTCAATCAATAAAATTTACGAACATTAATACAGAGTATTTAGATAGGGTAGAGAGTTTAGTTAAAAAATATTTTAAGGATATAACACCTAAAAGATATGCTAAGGGTAAAGGTTTTGATATTTTATTTACCACAGGTGAAAAATCAAGATTTAACTCCTTAAAGACTTTTATTAGGATTTTGAATTATGATGAATCTGGATACCCTAAAGCGTTAAACTACTTTACAAAAGAACAAGTTTGTGCGTATTTTAGGGGTATGTGGGCAGGGGACGGTTATATACATCTAAAAAAAGATCAAAAAAACATAGAGATTGGACTATCTTGCGGTAACAATTATCCTTTTGCCGATTTTCATAGAGAACTTTTAAATAAATTAGGTTTATCAGGACAGGTAAAAGCTGAATTAATGAATAAGAATAAAGATGGAACTAAGTTTAACAGAATAGTAATAGGGGGTCAAAGAAATGCCATAAAATTTAGAAAGATAATCGGAGAAATACTAGGTAAAGAAATGCCAAATCTAAATTACACAAGAATGAATAAACTCGGAAAGTTATCTATATCAAATTTAGATAAGGAAATATTTAAATATTCAAATGTTATTTCTATAAAAAGTGTAGGTAAAAAAGAAGTGTGGGATATTGAAGTTCCCGAAAAAGGTTGGTTTATTTGTGGTGGGATTAAAGTCCATAATAGTGGAAAGTCAGAAACCATAGCAACTATTGTTGGTGGTATGATGATTTTACTTCCTAAACTCGCAAATATGCCTATGTTTGCAGGAGATAAAAGATTAGAAAGTTTTAAAGATGGAGTGTGGGTTGGAATATTTGCACCTTCTCAAAGACAGGCTCAAATAACTTACGGAAGAATGAGATCAAGATTACAAAGTAAAAATGCTAAGGTGGTTTTAAATGATCCAGATTTTAGATTGTATTTTGACTGTTCTAATGGTCAAACTGTTTCTTTGAGCAATGGTTCTTTTGCTACTGCTATATCGGCTTCAGAGGGAAGTAATATAGAGGGAGAATCTTTTAAAGTAATAATATGTGAAGAAGCACAGGATATAAGTACATTCAAGATCCGTAAATGCTTAACGGGAGACACGAGAATCTTATTGGAAAGTGGAGAGTATAAAAGCGTAGAGGATATAGTAAGGGACGGAAAAGACAGTTTAGTTTGTTATGATAAAGAGATGAAAAATCTTACAAGTAGAGTACCTTATGAATTTTATGACAATGGCATTCAAGATGTTTACGAATTGAGTTTAGACAATGGTGCAAAAGTAACTGCCACCTTAAACCATAAATTTTATACCTTAAACAAAAAAACTAGAGGGCAAAAACTAAAATTCAGGACTGTAGAAGAAATTATTAATAACCTAAATAATGATCGTCCTTTAAGAGTAGGTGTTGCTGAAGAATTACCCTACTTTCACGAGGAAAAAGATTTAGACTATGAAAAAGGGCTTTTAATGGGATATTTTTTAGGTGATGGTTGTACACGAGGAGGATCAGTTCAGTTCATTGGGGATGTAATAACTTGCTGTAGAATACTTTCTCTATTCAGAAAAGTCTTAAAAACTAAAGATATAAAAATGAAAATAACTAACGTTAATAGAGAAGGCAATGTTGTTAGTGTAAAATACTCTAACCCTAAAGTGTTAAAGAAATTTTTTGCCTTGTATGAAATGTGGGATAAGAAAAGCACGAATAAACACTTACCTAAAGAGGTACTTTATTCAAAGAGTTTTTATAAAGGTTTAGTTGAATCCCTTATAGAGACAGACGGAAGTGTAGAGAATATAGACAAAAAACCTTTAATATCCTTTGCAGGAATATCAGAAACCTTAGTTAAACAATTAAGAGAATTACTTTTTAGATTTGGTGTTCACACCACTTATTTTACTAGAGATAATAATAAAGAAGGAGCTTTTGGAAAAGGTGAAAATTACCCACTTCATTTTATACATATAAAAAGTGGCGTAGATGTACTAAGATTTAAAAAAGAATTTAAGTTATTTATGAAACAAACTAGGTTGATTAAAGCTAGTAAGTACCATGAAGATAGACAATCCAGAGAGAGGTCAAAATATTACCCTAACACTATGAGATTTTGTAAAGTAAAAAATATAATAAAAAGAGGCAGAGAAAAAACTTACTGTGTTAATATGGATAAAGACCCCGAAGGAATTCATAATATTATCGTAGATACCAATATCATTAGTGGTCAGAGTATTCACCCAATGGGGGCGGCTTATAACGCAACTATAATAAAGATAGGTACTTCTACTACTTTTAAAGGAGATTTTTATGAAGTTATACAAAGGAA